TTATTTGTCGCCATCTTGAGGGAGCTTAGGATAAAGCACGAGTTCGAAATCATCGAGTCTTTGCCACTTTTCCTTCTTATAAACAGCCTTTTCTAAAACCGACTTTAGGAGGCTGTTCTTTTTTTTCGGATCATCTGTTTTGAAATACAGATCAAGGACATGTTCCACTTGAGGAATAGTATCTTTCTTTACTTTTTCCTTTTTAATTTCTGTTTTAATTTCTTTCTTTAAGTTTTCCATTGTTGTAGTAATTTCATTTATACGATCAGAAACAACGTTAGAGCGTTCTAAAAACATATCGACAGTATAAACACCACGCTCTAATAAGTCGTGTAAATTGTTTTTTTGTTTTTGGGCATCCACTAATTCTTTTTCAAGTTTTCGTAAAGCAGCTTGATTAATTTGTATCACTTGTGTTTCTTTTGTGGTGCCACTGTTCTTATTTTCCTCAAAATCAGCTTTATAATTGATGTACCATTCTTTTAATGCCTCAAGCAAACGCTTCTCAATCAACTCTGTATAACTGGATTTATTTTCACAACCACGATGTTTACAATCCATTGTAGTTTTTCGATTCTTTGGATATCGTTGTACCATACTGTAGCCGCATTTTCCGCATCGAATAATCCCAGCTAGTGGATTCGTTAATCCGTTTGTATTATAAGGAACATGATACCTCGTGTTTAGTTTCTCCTGTACCTTTTCAAATAAGCTTTCTGAGATGATAGGCTCATGTTTTCCATCAGCAATAATCCACTCTGATTTATCTTGCCTTGTATTACTACGTTTTACAGCATTAGGACGTTTTACCTCTTTTCTTTTTTGCCATGTGACTTTGCCAATATAAATATGATTTTTTAACATATCCAATATGCTGTACGGGTTCCAATCGTTACCTAACTTGCTTTTGTAGCCAAGCTCATTTAATTTACGCATAATTGCATTTGCACCCATATCCTCATTGGCATACCATTCAAATATCATTCTTACGACAGATGCTTCTTCTGAATTAATTACTAACGTGCGTTCTCGCTTATTTAAACGATAGATATCATATCCGTAAGGCGCGTGTGTACCGAGGTAATTACCAGCCTCTACACTTGCGACACGGCCTAGTTGCATACGGCGTGTAATAATCTTTAATTCTTTACGTGCCATAAACGCCTCAAATTCGCTGTATTCTTCGTCCCACTCATCATTAAGGTCATAAGTCTTCCTTGGTGTCATAATCTTCGTATTCGAGCGTTTAAACGTCTCTAAGATGATTCCTTGCTCTTTCATACCACCACGACCTAAACGGTCCATATCCATACAAAGAACAACATCATATTTGTTATCCTCAATTTCTTCGAGAAGTGCCAACATTTCAGGACGTTTTACTAAGCTCTCACCAGAAACAATTTCCTCCCGGACAGCTAAAACATTTAAGTTTTTCTCTTTGGCGATTTTTAGTAGGGTAGTACGATGCTTTGCTAAAGTCTCACCTTCGCCACGTGCTTCGGCTTCGAGATCGGCACGAGATTTGCGTAAGTAGATTGCTGTTTTCATAGAAATACCTCCTTGTATTAATATTAATTATACGAAAAGTAAGTATCATAAATTATAAAAAGTGATGTAAGTTAGTCATTAAATGTAGTTCAGTAGACTCTATTGTTTTTACTGAGTAAGTAGAGATGTTTGTGAAAAAACATTTTGCAAGTGACTAGCTAGCAGTTGGTTCTCATAATGTAACAAACGTTGCTCCGCAATATGAAATGAAACATTGAAAATTTCTGAAATAAGGTGTATTGATTCATTTCTTATTTCGGGGAGTTCTAGTGTTCTTAACATAAAAGTCGGGATACAAAAATGTAATTTGAAATTGTTTGTTTTTGCTTCTTGGTAGTCTAAAAAACTTTTCGGTATGTATAGCTGATTCCCTACATGGAATAGCACATGACAAAGTTCATGACCAAAGTCTTCCCATTGTTGATAAGTCATGTTTCGATTATCAATAACAATACTGGATAAATCATTTCTACAAATAGCACGACTTCCAAATGGAGCAAAATGCAACCAAATATTCAGTTTTTTTGGATATTTTAACCATGTCGATTTGTTCTGGAATAAAGATAGATAAAGAATGATATAATTTTTCGATGTAGTCTTCAATGTGTGTTGTGTAATAGGTCTGTGTTTTATGCATATCATTTCACTCCGTTATTAATTATAAAAACGTATGTTCCTGTTATAACAAAAAAAGAAAAGCCTGGAAGAGACTTTTCTTTTTTTGTCATTTACATGAGTTATGTTTTGGTTTAAGAAACGTGTAATTTATTTAGTTTTGCTTTTGTAAGGTAATCATTCAAAGTTTCCCTAGAAAATATTGTGTGTTCTTCGCGGGAAGTTATTAGTTTCCAGGTAATAAGTAAGTCGTCTTTATAAGTCAGTTCATCAATGGTGTTAGTTAAGCCACCTACATAGCTAGTCGTAATATAAACTATCAAACACCCGTCCGTGTTTGTTTGAAAAGATGTATCTAATATTTCTCCACCTTTTTGTGTATTGGTAGCTATTAAATCAAGGTAATGCATACCTTTGTAGATAAGGATCCTTTCTGTATTATATTGTATCATTTGTGATTCCTCCCAATACTACTTTTTACCGTATTGATTTAAATAATAGTCTAGTTTTTCTACGAAACGTTGCTTTGCAACTGCAAAATCTTCTGGTAGATATGAGCTGAAATGTTTCTTTGTTGTACGATATAATCCTTGGTTAAAGTTCCTTACAATATATCCTATATTATTTATACGGTCATTATCAATAGTATTTTCTTCTTTAAATAGCTCAAAACCTTCTTTTTCTAGAACGGATGTTCTGAAGAATTCATCTAATTTAGAATGCATCCATGTTGTGAAATCTTTACGAATTGTTTCAGCTAATATTAACTTTTGGTATTCATCAAACGTTTTGTTATGCTGATCTTGATTTTTTGCTTCTAAATTACTAATAAGAAGTTCTGCTTCATCTTTATCAATAAAGCCTTCACGTTCCATAGCGTTTATTTGTTCGATTTTTTGTTGCATCATTTGTGATTTCTCACTAATCAAACTATATGTAGCATGTTTAAATTGCTCATATCCATTTAGTGTGAATGAATCTTGTTCTCCTAACCCTTTAGATGAATAAGCGCTGACAGATCCTATGCTTACAAGGCCTATATTTGGATCTAAATCAGCTGAATGAATTTTTTCAAAAACAGGTTCTTTTTCTACAAACCCCAATTCATCAAAAGTAAAAGCCATTTGTTGTGAGATTTCTTCAACTTGTTTTTTTAATGTTTCCCCATATTCTTCTTGTGTTTTGTAATAACGCCAAAGTTTTTCGAGTCCAAGCTCTTGATGGTATACAACATTGCAGAAATTGTTAACATCATGTTGCTCTTGCCCATGGATTTTTCTTAATCCGCGTCCTATAGCTTGAGCATAAGGAGAAAGAGTCTTGAATGGCCTGAAGATAGATATTACAGAGATATTAGGGTTATCATACCCTTCACCTAACATTTGAATGCTTACCATAACGTCGTATTGACCATTCGCAAAATCATTTAAGCGTATTTCAATTTGTTCTGGTGATAGTCTGCTACTCACATAAGTACACGAAAGACCACAATCTTCAAACCAATTTGTCACTAATTGAGCATGTTCATCATTACATGTAATTGCTAAAACTTGATGATTCGGATAACTTTTTCTTTTTAGTTCTAAAATTTCTTTTGTGTGATTGATTACTTGTTTAGAACATGCTTCATCCATAGCTATTGTTCTATTAACCCAATCGTTTCCAAGATGTCGTTTCGCTTCTTCTAATGAATAATTTTTTCTACTTTTGGGGTCATAGAAGTTTAATTCTCCAGGAATTCCTTCTGCCTTTACAACATTTTTTAATAATCCATCTTCTATTGCTTCGGCCAAAGTATATTCGAAAATTGGATCGTATTCATGAGTAGAAATTTTTAAATTATCACTACGAAAAGGTGTTGCAGTCAACTTAATTATTTTTGAAGCATTGAAATAATCTAACGTTTTTTGCCACATATCTGCTGCGACATGGTGAGCTTCATCGATGATAATCATATCAAAAAAATCACGATCTACTAATTCTTTTAAATTAACGTCTTCACTGCTACCAATAATTTTATGGATATTTGTAATTACAATATCTGAAAGGTTTAATTTTCTTAAAACTTGTTGCTTAGCTTTTTCATCTTTATTATTGAATCCTTGGTATAAGTAACTTTTAGGGAATTTCCTCCGATCAAGTATGACTTTTCTTTTGTACCAGAATGTATCTTCGGGGTTTGTGATCGAATCAAATTCTTTGAATACAGTTTTTCTAACAATTTTACCTGGAGTAATAACCAAGACTCTTCCTTTACTTAAACCAAAAGGTAACATAGCCATAACGCCTGTTTTTCCTGAACCAGTAGGCATAACAATCAAACTTTCTCTATATTTAAATTTTTGGAATTCCTCATAATGTGAAACAGCAGCTTGATAAGCAGCGATTTGAGGTGAGTACAGATAGGGATTACCTTGAATTAATGGTTTTGTTGTTTGGAAAATACTCATTTATTTCATCCTTTCTATTTATAAACACATAAAATAATTTATATTGTAAATTTACAAACTACTTTTCTTGTAAGTATTATCGAAAAAGAAGATAAAAGTTATCTAAATATATGTATTTAAGGGAGGATTAACCAATGATACGATAAATAAAAACACGCAGTCATAGCGTGTTTTATTTTTGCTTATCCCCAAGTTTACGTCCTTTTTCTTTTGATTTAATAAACTCCCAAAACTGTTTAAGTTCTTCCTGTTTATCGGGAGACGCGTCTTTGATATCTTTAAACCAAAGACCTAAATCTGGATCTGCTAAAGGATTATAGATATCGATATCTCTTTGAGTAACATCTCTGCCTAAAAGATAGTCAGTTGAAACCTCAAAGAAATCTGCAAACTTATTTAAAGTGTCATAATCAGGTTTTCTGTTCCCGTTTTCGTATCCCGATATTGTTGATTCAGCAAGGTTTAATTTTTGACCTAACTCTTTCATAGTTAGGTTATTTTTTTTTCTTAATTTTCGTAAATTCTCTCCAATCATAGGAATCCTCCTATTCATCTTCTAAGTTTAATTATACTTTGCAAAGTGCAAAATTTGAAATGAATTGGTAAAAAACTTTGCAAAATGCGTTGACAATTTGCGTTTTGCGTAGTGTATTTTGGTTAACAACACATTTTGAAAAGTTTTAGGTGGTGACAATGAAATGATTGGACCAAAAGAAATCCGTATAGAATTAGGAATTAGCATTGAAGAGGCTGCAAAGAAACTCGGTATTTCGGGCGGATATTTATCGCAAATTGAAAATGGACAACGGCAAATCAGTGCAGAGAGAGCTGATCAAATAGCAAAGTTATATAGAAAGAAAAAAGAAGATATTTTTTTACCCACTTGCTATTCAGTTTGCAAAGTTTTTGGAAGATAAAAGGTGTAAGGATATGCATGTTAATAAAAATTTAGATCTGATTAACGAAAGTAGGTGAGCAAATGTCAACAATTCAAATGGCAGTACCAACAGATCAGTCGCATAAACATATAAAAAGCACTTCAAGAGGTGACACCATGAGCCAACAAGAAGAATATGCAGCGACTTATGAATTTGGAAAAACGAAAGTTTACGTTGTGGCTCCTGAACCTAAATCGCAAAAGGATATTGATAAAATCCTTCAAGCATATTACAAGGCTGGTTGGGACATCATCAAAGAAATGCAAGTGAAAGAAAATATTGAGGAATAGCTCCTCTCTTTTTACATAAAAAAATAGACAAGTTACGTATGTATTAAATTTATTGTAACCATTTGAAAACTAAATATGGAGGCGAACAAATATGGGAACAAGCATATACTGCAATTCAGCGATAGGGGAATTGTTACAGAATGCTAGAGAATGTTGTGACAATGTACATCTGAAAACTAAGAAAGGACTATCTAAGTACCTTGGCATCACACATGAACGATTAACCCGTATTGAATCTGGACTTTCTAAACCAGAATTTGAGCTTGCGATGGATTGGTGCCATGCAACAGGGGCAAAGTTGAATCAACAAGCGATTAAACATATTTATGGTGTTGGTTTACCGCCTACAGATCCACGTTTAACTCAAGATTTGAATTTACAATTGATGAACTACATTAAACAAGCTGAAGAGGGAATAGCGGCAGCTAAAGAAATTATGAATTTGCAAGTTACAACAAGGTCATGGCAGCTCGACGAAAAGAAGAAACACGAATACGCAGTTCATGCAAAGGAAATCTTCGATACAATCCAAGCTACTCAATGTGTAGTACAGGCTTTGGAACAAGTACATTTTGGCATTATGGAACAAATACAAAGAAGTTGGTTGCAAAAGGCTATGGCAGATAATGTAGTCATTCAAACAGCAGATAGCTTAATGGAACTAACAAGGGCATTGTGAAGGGGGAAGAGAAAATGACACGTAAACATGAGATCGAATTTTCACTTCAAATTCAATTGAAATTAATCGATGACTTAAAGCATCGAATTCAATTTCTAGAAAAACAAATTACTGAAAATGAAAGTGTAGCAGATGAATCTTTAAATATTGCAGATAGAGAGAATTGGGTTAAATTCGGAATGTATAGCGGGTTTGCTAGCGCTCAAGAAAGAGAGCTGATGAATGCAAAAAAATATTTAAAAGAATTAGAACAATCTATCGAACTGCTTAAAGGAAAGGACGGTCGAAAATAATGACAGTAGATTATCAAAATCCTAGGTTAGATGATTACAAGAAATTGATTCGTTATGAAGCTGAGTTAAATGGAGAAATAAAGCTAGCTAAAGTGTTTGGTAATTCGGAGAAAGTTAGAGAGTTAAAGCTTAATAAGAAGTTAATAGCAATTCGAATCAGAATTATTGAAGCTTCGTTTACTTTGAAGCATAAAAAGGCAAAAGAAAAAGCTACCGCCTAGACAACAGTAGCTCCGAAAAAATCTGATAAAGCAATTATAACATTTTATTATTTGTTTGGACAAGCACTGTGCTTGTCGTTATGACCAGAAAGGATTGTTACCCCATCCCCTTAAAACGATTCTCCTTTCTGTTTGTAACGATGCGTACAGCATCAATTTAAATAGAAAAGGGGTGTGATTCATGATACATGAATGCGATCGTCTTCATGATCTAGTTCTTCCAGGAGACTTTTCATTTGCGAATAAACTTCATAACTGTATGACCGCATGTATTCATAACATGTTTAATGCAAAATCAGCCGAAGAATCAAATCGCTGGGAAGAAGAACTGGATCGATGCATGAAAGAATTTAAAATGCTTCGTGATGCAAAAGAAGAACATGAGGTATCTAAAAGCTATCGTGTGGTGATAAAGGGGCTCCAAGCGAATGAAGTTAATGCTTCTTTAGTGAAGCGAAGGAAATAAAAAATCTACCGCTTTGCAGAGCGATAGATTAAGTGCTTTTCAAAATTAAGTTAGGTTAATTATACGAAATTAAGCGCTGGATAACAATGGAGGGTGTTGCATGCTTTTAGACAAGAAAATACATAGAGTGTTGCTGAACCCTAAGATATTTCAGCAATCGACATCAAAGCAACATCTCATTCATTTAGTGCAGCAGTATCTCGCAAAAGGATATAAGAATTATCGCTTATTACATATAGAAGATGGATTTGCGATATGCAAACAGGAGGATGAATAATATGGCAGTTTATAGACAAGTACAAGTTTCATTTTGGCAGGATGCAAAAGTTATTGAGGAAATGACTCCAGAAGATAAGTTGTTTAATCTGTATCTTCTTACAAATCCACGTACTACATAAATTGGCGTATACCAAATTACGAAAAAGCAAATGGCTTTTGATTTAGGATACTCCATGGAAAGTATTAATTTACTCTTAGATCGTTTTGAAAAGCATCATAAATTAGTTAAGTATAATCCAGAAACACGAGAATTAGCGATTATCAACTGGGGAAAATACAACCTTAATAGAGGCGGTAAACCGATTGAGGATTGTATCCGTAAAGAATTAGATGGAGTATCAGATGTTAGTCTGGTCGGTTTAGTTGTACAAAAAGTTAAAAACGATAAAATCCGTTCCATTTTCGAAGAATTTCTTGTTGCTAATGATACGTCCGACGATACGTCAACGACAGGTGGGCAAGAAGAAGAAAAAGAAAAAGAAAAACAACAACAACAAGAACGCGCGAGCGCGCGAGCGCTGAAGAAGTTGTTGAAGTTAATCCAATTTCTTTTTACGAACAAAACTTTGGATTCATTACACCTTTTATCGCAGAAGGTATTCATGCTTGGGTAGATGACCTAAATGCAGAGCTTGTTGTTAAAGCTATGGAAATTGCTTTAGAGAAAGATACTAGAAACATGTCTTATGTAAATACAATTTTACGAGATTGGCACCTTAAAGGTCTTAAGACGGTAGCTGATGTTGAGGCAGCTGATAAAGAGTTTCGTGCTAAGAGAACATCACAGACAAATCAACAACCAACTTATCAACCAAAGGGTTTATCTGAATCAACCAAGCAAGTATTGCAGCAACAAGAGTCTTGGCAACAAAATGCGCCTACTGATGAAGAACTTGCAGCGCTTAACAAACAGAACGGATGGATGATGCAATGAGTAACGAAATCATTCGCAATATAGAAGCCGAACAAAGTGTTTTAGGTAGCATCCTTCTTGAAGGTGATTTAATTAAAGATTGCCAGTTAAGAGAAAAACAATTTTCACATCCAGCACACCAAATTGTTTTTAAGGCTATGAAGGAATTAGATGATGCTGAGAGTCCGATAGATCTTGTGTCGTTAATTGCTAAATTTGATGAAACATTTATCCAGCAAATTGGCGGTGTAGAGTTTTTTGTTAATTTAACTGAGGTAGTTTCAACAACAAAGAATTTCTCTTATCACGAAGGTCTAGTTATCGAAGCTTGGAAGATGAGGCATGCTCAAGAAGTAGTTGTCAATTTATATAACAGTCTTAAAAATGACAAGGATATTAGCGCGATTAGTAACACAATTGATGAGTTGAATGCTATTGAAGAGACGGGATATTCCAGTGAATTTGATTTAAGAGGAACTCTTGTGGAGTTATATCAAAAAATGCAGATTGATGTTGGTAATTTAACAGGAATAAATACTGGTTACAATGACTTGAATAGAATGACCTCTGGATTACAGGAAGGTGATTTAATGATTGTTGGTGGACGTCCATCTATGGGAAAAACCGCATTTGTGTTAAACATCGCGTATAATGCAGCAAGTTCAGATGCAGCGACAGGAATATTTTCACTAGAGATGGGAGAAGAACAATTGCTTAAGCGTATGATCTCAAGCGCTGGAAACGTTGATGCAACAAAAATGAAGAACCCTAAAAAACTATGTAACATCAAGGACTGGGAAAAGATTAGTCAAGCGATGGGACTAATTAATAACTTGCCGCTAGAAATATATGATAAGCCAAATGTAACAATGCAAGAAATTTATGCAAAGACAAGAAAATTAAAACGTAAATATCCAAATAAAAAAGTATTAATAGCAATCGATTATTTACAACTTATCGTTGGTGATCCAAAGCATAAGGGAAACCGTATGCAAGAAATTGGTGAGATTAGCCGCAAGTTGAAATTGATGGCCAGAGAATTAAAAGTGTGTGTAATTGCATTATCACAGTTAAGTCGTGCTGTTGAAAATAGACAAGATAAGCGGCCGTTGTTATCTGATTTACGTGAGACTGGACAAATTGAGCAAGATGCTGATTTGATTGCATTCCTATACCGTGAAGATTATTACGATGCAGAAACAGCTAATAAAAATGTAACTGAAATTATTCTAGCTAAACAGAGAAACGGCCCGGTAGGCGTTGTAGAACTGGCTTTTATTAAAGAGTTTAGTAAGTTTATTAATCTTGAAAGTAGATTTGATAACGAATCTAGGCAGGAAGCATAGTGATGTTGTGATGATGAGAAGAGAAAAGAGTGAGACACATGCCAAAGCAGTTAACAATCTTTGATGTGGAACGAGTATCTGAATTTAATACGTATATGATAATATTTCAATTGAACGATAAACAATTGAGGAAAATAAACAAACTCTGTAAAGCTTGTAATCTAGTTACTTTAGTATAGAAGAATAAGATGGGACGCTGTATGCGATGAAAGTCNNAGTCTTACCTATCGCAACGAGTCGAAAGGAGTTATGGTGAATGAGCTTACGGAACGACACTTTTAAAATTGAATTATCTTTCAGAGAACGCAATAACAAGATAAAAACGAAAATCGTTTCGTATAAAGGATCGTTGAAATCGGCAATCAGAAGAATATTAGAAGAGTACGGAAGCGTACATATGGCAGCTAATTTTTACAATAGTAAAGGCACTTGGTTAAAGGAAATCGAGTTCTAATTTTAATGTTTAAATTTTAATCCGGCACAAGATTAAGGTGGGTAATATTAAACAAAAACTTCATTTGAAAGGGTGAACTTGTAATGAAAACGTCAGGATATGCAATTGAATGTACAAAGTGCGGTTCTCGTGAAATTGCGAAAGGTGAAATGACTGTTACTATAAATTCAAAAGATAAAATTCCGTTAGCAACTAGAGATTTGAAATGTGTAAATTGTGGTTATGAGGAAACACAATCATTTAGCGGGCATTGGGTGGCAATCCATAAATAATATGAACAAAAATTTAATTTTGTAGTAAAGGGGAATGGATATGGAATTTAAGGAGAACGACTATGTTATGGTAGAGCATCCGGATTTTCCAGAACCACGTGGATTAGCACTAGTCTTAAAAGTTCGAACTAAAATTATAGATATAGAACTTTATGAGGATAAAACTAAGTGGTTAGCTTCTACAGAATTTTTAAGACACGCTACAGATGAAGAAATAAGAGCAGCTAGCAAAAGCTAACTGCTTGTTGAAAAAAGAATCCACTCTAGATTATTTACTGCCAGAGTTTCAAGAAATAAATGATTAAATTAATTTAACTTTTCAATTACAATCGAAGCATTTATATTTGTTTGTGTTCCACCTGCCAAAGTCTGCAAAGTAACTGCAGCAGCGGAAGTGTGATTATTAAGGGTAAGAGTATCACCTGCGGCTAAAGTGAGAACTGTTTGCCCATTGTTTTGTTGAGTACCTGCACCTGATCCATAAACGGAGTTGGTAACGGGAGCCCCATTTAAAAAGAGGGCAAATTGATTAGACTCAACTCCTGATACAGAAAAAGAAATTTTATAATCTCCAGCATTAATAACCATGATCTGAGAAGTTCCAGGAGTATGAGTAAAACCAGGTGTTATTAAACCATTTGAATTAAAAAGAATAGGTGCTTCTAAGGCAACAACTTGAGCTGCTGTATTGAAAACATAAGCATACTGGGATAAACCAGATGCTGTAGGTCCAGTTGCTCCGGT